GGGGGGACGGGGGGGGCGCCGGGGTAGGCGACGGCTGCGCCCCAGTGTGCGGCCAGGCGGCGGAAGAGCGCGCCCGCGACGGCCGAGTCGAGCCCGCGTGCAGTGCAGCGGGAGAGCGTCTCGGCGATGGCGGGGATCCGAGTTAGTGGGGTGACGGCCTCGGAGGCGGCAGGGTCGCCGCCGGCGAGCCCGCACAAGGTGCGGGCCACGTAGCCGTGCACGCCCCTACCATCGTAGCGGACGCGGAGGAACTCTGCCGCCTCGGCAGAGAACAGGACCTTGGAGGGCTGTGCGCGGGCGCCGGCAGCCTGCAGCGCGTCGTACACGTTGACCGCAGCCAGCCAGGAGTCAGCGACGGAATAGACGTCGTCGCCGACGTGGCGCCGTCTGAGGAGCTCGACGGGCGCCTCAGCCTTGGCCCGCTTCACGGCACAGTCGAAGTACGCCCAGTTAAGGACGGTGTTCGACCACGTGGTGGCGCGCCAACCGCTGAAGAGCCCATTAGTGGCAACCGACACGCGTCCGTCCGGCCAGACGATCTTCTGGTCGGCGCAGGCGGCGGCGACCCAGGCGCACGCGGCTGCGTGGTCCTGGCCGGCGCCGGGCAGGGCGCGCGTCAGCTGCGTGAACGTAGCGGCCAGGTGCTCGTGCCTGTGCATGATGTTGAAGTCGTCGAAATCATACATCATGCCCATGCCCCCGGTGAGGGCGGAACGGAGCTCAGCCACCTCGTGCAGCTCATCAGCGGCGCCGGGCGCAAGCACGGCCTCCTCGTCCTCCCACGCCGCCTCGGCGGGCGCGAGGGCGGCAGCCGTGACGTAGTAGCTGGCGGGGTCGCCAGCGTACAGCGCGCGCACCTTCCCGCGCTCGTTGACCTTCGCGGAGGCGGTGGCCGTAATGTGCGGGGCGGTGTGGATGAGGGAGCCGAGGAAGCCGGCGCCGCGGGCCTCGGCGGCGGATCGGTGCGTGTGGTGCACGCGCCGCCCGCCCAAGGCGGTGAAGGCGGGGGCGAACGCCTCGCGGGGCAGTGCGCCAGCGGCGCCGGCCTCGGAGCCGGACGCAATCCACCACCACCGCCGGGCCCAGAATTCATCGAGGCTCATCGGCTGCGGGCGGGCGCCGGCGAGGGCGCGGCCGTACAAGTGCCGGAGGGACTCGATGATCTCGCCCTGGCCGAAGTTGGTGGCCAGGGCAAGGTCGGCGCGGTTACGCCGCTCCTGCTCCCAGTCGACGCCGCCGAACCCGTACCCGACGAGGGTCTCAGCCTCGGCGAGGAGTGAGGCCGAGCCCGGATGCCCAAGCGGGGAGCCGTGCCGCTTAATGGCGGTTGACAGCGGCTTCCACGCCTTGGGCCAAGCCTCGTATGGCACGTTGTCGGCCCGCGTACGCCTCAAGAAGCGGTCGACGCCGGGGACGGCGTGGCGCCAGAGCAGGTACGCAGCGACGAACTGGTTCGGCTGTCCCACACGCGCCCGCGCTGTCCGCAAGACGGCGGGGAGGGCGGCGGGGCGCGTGCGGGCCAGCGCGGCGAGGACGTCGTCAACACGCAGATGGTACGTGCCGGGGCGGGTGGCGCCCTTCCTCGGCGGGAAGAGCATTTGCGCCCTAGAAGCGACGGCGGAGGCCTGCTCGCGGTATGAGCCACGGTTGCGGGGCCATTCGGGGCAGGGGGGGGCTGGGGTAGCGGCGGCGTCGAGGTGGGAGAGGGCGGCGGCAATCGCGCCCTGGGCAGCCTCAGAGGTCGCATCAGAAGTGGCGGGCGCACACTCGGGGGCATACGCCAGCCGCCAGGTCTCGAGGGTCGTGTCATTAATGTACCCCCGGCGGGCAAGGAGCTCAATATACGTGAGCGCCTGCAGGGACGGGGGTACGCTGCCCGGCTCGTGGACGACCCAGGTGGGCACGAACCAGGCAGCGTCCCGGTTGGGGTGGGGGGAGTACGCTTGCGCGCTCCAGTCGTCATCGACTCCACCAGGGCCGGTGAAGCCGACGGTGCAGAGGGAGTCCACACGAGGTAGACCGCCCACTGGCCGGACTGTAGGTTCGGGGTGACGGTATGACAGGCCTAAGCCGTCACACGCATCACACCCAGCGCGGAAGCAGCCACCGCAGGGGGCCAGGACCAGCCCCCCGCGGCCCCAGGTAGACGTCCGGCCGGCACAATTCCAGATGGAATTGGTGTAGCCGCACGCCCCCGGGCCCCG